CGCGTTGAGATTGATCCCGCTCCATCAACAGTTAGCGAAATTGAAGACTTGATAGCGTGCGTAATGTCTGCCGAAGCAGGACTTATCGCAAAGAATGTTAGGCACGATACAAAGAGAAAACGTCTCATTTGGGTTTAGACGTAGTGGGTGTTTGTTCTGCGATTGTAGGCGGCTCATCTTTTTTCTTGCCATTGGCGCGTTTAATGTTGACGCCAAAGCTGGTCATGGTTCCAGTAAGCAAGGAAGCAGGGAATGTTGGGTCCATGGCTTTGACATAGCCCAGGTAGTTAAGGCTGAGCATCACAATCGACCATGTCAAAACAGCCAGTTTTACAAAATCCGCCAAAGCTGTTGATTCTGGTTCGTGCTCCTGCTTAACCTGTTCTTCTGCCATGATGAGTTCACGCTATAGGTCGAATGGTGGTTGAAATCTGGGCTGCTGTTGCTGGTGCGTCTATAGGCGTGGCTGCTTCTGGTATCAAAGGTGCCAGCCGTGAGACACAGCATGGAAGAGATTCTTTGGTACGCCTCACGAGTGCTGTCGATAATTTAGCGTCACGAATGGATGTGCTCCACGCTGATCTGAGGGTTAGGGACCAGGAGCTATTCGCTCGAATCTCAGACCTAGAGCAGAATGTTGCACGACTGGAAGGACACGCGAATCGGACTTAGACTTTCGGCACACACAGTGCCGTCATGGTTTTACTTCTAAAGCCAATTCTGTTCAGCTTCATCAAATCAAAGGCTGTAAAACAGCTGCTGATGGACTGTCTGATCAAGATCAGCGAGCAAACTGACAACCAATTAGATGACGTTGCTTGCAAATATGTGCAAGACCTACTCTTTCCTGGAGAGCGCGTTGAAAAGTAAATGTGGGTTTGGGTCATAGTTGTGCTTTCGCTCCTCCCCTTCTTTCAGTTCTTTAAAAAAGGCGATCCCCATCAATTGGCTGCGATTGCAGAGCTGGAAAAGTCCATTGACCAAGATCTACTTAACGACGAGGCCGAATGGTTTGAGATGTGGAAAACAAGCGGCATTCACCAAGAGGTTTACGGCGTTCCGTATTACAACCAATTAGATAGCCTCACTGGCTACGGCTACCGGGAATGTTTTGACTCTGCTGCCGCAATGGTTGCTGCGTTTCACCGAACTGTTCAAAGCCAAGACGCTTACAGAAAAGTGCGTCGAAAGCACGGCGACACTACAGAGGTTCATGCTCAAGTGTCTGCGTTGAGATCGCTTGGATTAGATGCCGAGTTTCGTCAAAACGTAAGAGTGGAGGACATCGAGATTGAGATCGATGCCGGGAGACCTCTGATGGCCGGTTGGCTGCATAAAGGCGATTTTACTAAAGGCAATCCAGCAGTGTGCAACAGCGAAGGATGTGGCCATTGGAGCGTAATTATTGGCTACGACAAGGATGATTTCATTGCCATGGACCCTATGGGCAAGCCAAATATGGAGCATGGCGGCCATGACACCACCAAGTCTGGTGAGTTGATCAGAATGTCGCGCCATGCTTTTTACCAACGATTTTTAATCGAGGGTGAAGCAAGTGGCTGGGCCATATTTGTCGATCGATGAACTGGGGTTATATCAGTGCCTTCTGGACGACAGTCGTGATGAATTGCGTTCAACCTGTGAACTGGGAAGCCTGCCTACCAGTGCAGGACTGGCTGTTCCCCGCTATAGGTGATTACATACGGTTTAAGACGGAGGAACCTTATGCTTCCGAAAAACGAGCCTTACGATCCATTCGATTGGATGATCGTTGAACAAACCCTTGAAGAAGAACTGACGTTAGAGCGCAGCATTAGGGAGATTGAAGACTGTAGAGACATCAGCACGATGACACAGCTATGCACTGCAATGGTGCGTCACCAATGGCACCAAAGCAAACTTTTAAATCAAGCTGTCAATCACATCGCCGAGATGGATGCTTTGATTGCTGGCGGAGTGCAGATGCTCTAAACGCCTTTTCAAGCGTTGTCAATTTTGGGTTGGATTCGTGCAGGGTGTCTCTAACCCGTGCCTTGGCTGCGTCAATCTGATCTTGAGGACGTGTCGTCCAATTCATGTTGACTGGGGCCATGACTCAATTGCTGAGGGTTGGTCTCATCGCAGTTATAGAGGCGTGTCAAATAGGTGTAAAGCCATTGCGCTTGCCAGTCTTGCTCGTGGTAGCGAACAATGCCAGCGGCTTCTACGCGCCAAACCAATTTGCCATTTTTTTCGACTTGCTGGATGGTTGGCTTCATCTCAAAAGAATAGGCACGGTGGTTAGCCGTGCCCATTGAATCAATCAGAAATCAACTGTCTTAGTTGCTGGAGCAGGCTTTGACTCAGGGCGATAAGGCGCGTTTAGCTTGCCTTTCAGCATGGGTGCTCCTTTACGTGTCGTGCCATTCCAGCCAGCTAAGCGGATCTTGACGACCAAGTTTTCTTCTTGATAATCAAGCTCACGTTCTGCAGTTTGCAGATAGTTAATAAGCTCAGGAATGTTTGACTCAAGAACTTCAATGTTCCCGGTTACATCTGGGCTTTTTTCTGACTTTTTGTTTTCTTCTAGTGTGGTGAACTGAACGAAGCCAATGTTGAAATCAGACATTGTGGTCAATACCTTTAAAGAATTGAGAAAGGATAGTTTTGATTGCTGCATTAGTTACGCCGTTGTGATTAGCATCGGCGTAATGCTGCAGATTGGCGGCTAACAGTGGGTCAAGCCGCACTTGAAAATGAAGGTGACGGCGTTTTGCGTCACGCTTTTGTTCGGGTGTTTTTTCGTTAGACATGGTTCTTGAGGTTCTCGTTGAGCCACTGCTGGTGTTTAACCCCAGTCAAAACCGGTGCGATTTTGGCATCACTGGCGAGACCAAAGTGGCTCCGAAATGCAGCTAAGAAACTTTGTAGGCCCTCCGCTGATAACTCTTGAATCAAGCCAAGGCATTGCTCACGATCTTCTTTTGATAGTGGCTGATCCTTGTCGGCAACGCCTTCGATCTTTGCGGCAGGCTTAGCAGGTGCTTTTTCTGCAATGTCGGCGTCGTTGTCTTCTATGCCAACACACAAGCCAAGAACTGACAAAAGACAGAATCTGCGTTGATAGGTAACGCTCTTCCCCCATTCCTGTGTGCCATTCTTGCCGCTGTTAATAGCAAGAGGGGTCACGGCAGAAACGTGTTCTCCGCTTGTGTGCATCAACGTTGTACGCAAGCCAGGTTGCCCGTTAATTTCTTCTGGTAGCTGAGAAACAACTAGGCCAGCAGCTCTAAGCGCAGGGCCAATCTTTGACAGCACACCAGGAAGATTTGCGAAGCCACCGTGATAGCTCTCTGCGTTGTCATGAATCGTGGGAACAGAAGACTGAAACTTAATTAGAGCTTCAGCTAAGTGCGGTAACGGTGATGTGGGCTCCGAGGAAATCGTCGGTTGCATAGCGTTTAGTTGCATAGATTGAACAAATTTGCGAATCGTTGTGGAGCAGCACGCGAGCTACGGCGTCCCCAATTGCGTCTGAACAAGATCTCAATAGTTTGTCAAGATCAGGCGTTGTGACGTGATGCTTAGGAGCCAATGGCTTGAGCTTTGTGCTGTTTTTACCTGTCCCAAAGTGATGTAAGGGACGAGGGAAAACAAAAACACATCTCAACTCGACTGGAGCTTTAGTGTCCCAGTCTGCAGGTTTATGGCGTTGAGCAGTGACGGCAATGTCATTGCGCCAAGAGGCCAAAGCTTCAGCGTTGTTAGCAATAACTCGGCTTTGGTAGGCACGGACAGAGCCTTGCGGTACTGGGGTGCCAAGCACTGAAAAAGTAATGCTGCTTGGAGCGGAAATCATGCTGCTCCCCTGATTGCTTCTGTTCCATCTGACTTCCAGCAACGAGGATCATTCATGTAGTCAGAAACGACTTGCAGAGCTTTCTCGTCGTGACTTTCTAAAACAGTCCACACATCGCCAGCTTTAGGCAGCTCGCAATTCCACAGGGCTTCATCTTTAGGATGGTTATAGCCCCAAAAAAGGCCAGGATCTTTGTAAATAGGCAAGTTGCAAAGGGCAATTTTTAAACCTTCAGCCCCAACTTCACTTAAGACAAGGTGAATGTGATCATTATCAAGAACAAGATGCCATTTACCATCTTCAAAAAAAGGGCGTGCTTGTTTTAAGTTTTTTGTTTGCGACGATTCAGAAATCATAATTTTGAAAATTACAGGCAGAGGGTTGTACCCAACCAATCATGGCATGCCTGGGCATACCTGTCAATCAAATGTTTGCCCAGGCTCTGCGCTTCACGACCTTGTTAACCCAGCTAACCGAGCAACCAAAGATCTCAGCAACTTCTCGAGCGGACTTGCCTTCTTCAAACCAAATACGCCTCATCCTCAAAATGTCTTCTTTTTTGTAGACCTGATAAGTTCGCACGTTTGGCTCATCAAAGATCTGCTCAAGGGGTTGCTTCGTCACAAAAACGTGATTACAGCCAGGGCACTTTCGATACCGGCGAACATGGTCTGAAAAATCTCTACAAGTTTTGGTAACGCGGGTTTTAGTCCCGCACTTTGGGCAATCCATCAGAACTGTGGTTGTTTAGCTTGGAACTTGCCCCAGGCGTTTGACCACGCCTCAAGGCAGTTACCCACGCTTTGCTCGATCACCTTAACTTTTTCCGGGCCAACGACAACCATCACAGCCATGTCTGGGAAAACACCTTGACGACTTAAAAAAGACGCATACGCCCCTAGCTGTACGTCGCAAAACTTGCGCCCAGACACAGCTTTCTTGCTGCTCACGGTCTTTAAGTCGCCAACGTAGATAACTCCGTTTTTACGCAGCAGAAAGTCCAGCGAGCCAGCACAGCTCTTGGCCGGATCAACTACGCGATATTCCGTCGCCAGTGTCTCAACGCCTTCAAAAAACTTTTCGTCACGTAGCGCCTCAACCCAAGCTTCCCATTTTTCTGGAACTTCTGTGTCTTTGCCGTTGAGCCACTCTTCACACCAATCGTGAACGGTTTTCCCACGTATCGCCCAACCATCCTCACCGTCTTTGTATTTGGCAATCATGCTTCGTTTAAACGGCGTCATGTCCATATCAACGATGTCTGAAACGTTGTGGGCCAGCCATTCGCCGTTGTAGCAATATCGGTGTTGCTCTTCAAAAAACTGAAGGCCAGGTATCGGCTCAAGCATTGGGGGTTGCAATCTGTGGGCAGTATGGGCATACTTTGCCAGCAAATCAACCCCAAACCATGCCCGATATTGAACCAATTGCAGGGTGCCACGTCAGGCTAGACCCGCGAGTTCTTGCTGCAGTTGACGCCAAGCGACCTATAGGCATTAGCCGTACAGGCTGGGTAAACCTGCTGCTCCAAAAGGCCATTGCATCAGAGCCTGAGCCTTTGTCCCGTGACTGATCTCAACGCAGAAGAGCGAGCCTTTGATCTTTTGCAATGGGTTCCATATGCGCTGCCCTCGCAATACGACGAGGACGAAGCAATGTGCGGTAAATACAGCGCCATGCAAAAAGAACGCTCAGATGCTGCGTTAGATGCATGGGACATAAAGCACCCTTACGAATCCAGCGACGAACTCACAGCCTTTCGCGAGCTGAGACGCCTTGGCGTTTACAACGACGAAATCTACTTTTCACCTTCATTGGCAAAAGATGCCTTCTACAGAAAAACCCTTAACGAACAAGCCGCCACTACAGGAAGCACTGACCGGCCTAGCCCTCCACGCCGAAAAGGTGATCCAGGAGGAAAGGGAGCGGGACTGGATGCCCCTGATGCGAAACAAAGCTTTCGAGCTAGGCGTGGACGACGACGCTCGCGATCCAGAACTCAAGGCATATCTTGACGCTGCAGAACGTCGGCTGCATAAAGGCACGGTTTACAGAGCAGGGCAACAACTGCAAGCCACCGAGTCTGTGTTCTTGCTTGACGGCATGGTCAAGCTTGGCGAATCCAACGTAATTATTGGTCAGCCAAAGGTTGGCAAATCATCGTTCTCAACCGGTCTGATTGCTGCGTTACGTGATCGCATCCCGCAGTTCCTAGGTAGAGATCTATCTGTTCCAAATGAGCGCATGCCTGTTCTTGTATTTGGCACAGACCAAAGCGAAGGTGACTGGCTGCATTTGTTGCATCGTGAAAGCTTGGTTGCAGAAGATCAGACGCTGAAAAGTGACTCGGTTGATTTCTTCTGCAGCATGGAAACTGGCGAGCAGTACAACTTCACGAAAGACGGCATACGCCGCATGCGTGAGGAAATTGAGAAGCACCAATTCCCGCTTGTAATTATTGACTCGTTGAGTTCAATGATGGAGCCAACGGGCATTGAAGAAAACACTTCCCGTTATGCACAACCGATCCGTAATGCGATCAGCCAGTTACGTAAGACTGGGGCCACATTGGTTGTCATCCATCACTCTGTAAAACGTCCAACGACGTGGGACTGGATTACAGAATGCCGAGGCAGCAGCTCGATCAGCTCGGTGTTTAGTTGGGGCGTTTTGATGCGCTGGGTTGCACAAGAAGAAGACGGTTTAGCTCGCATTGACAAGCGCGTGGGATTTGCTGGCAAGGGTCGCGGAGCTAATGAGTCTGGCGGCGTCATGGGCCAGTACATGCCAGAAGGCGGTTGGACTTATCTTGACGGGCTTGAGGAAGCCCAAAAGGTTGAGCGTGCCGGGCAGCGCATCATGGAGCTGGGCGGGGTACGCGCAACCGTCTTTGATTATTTGACGTTAAGGACGGGACTAAACGCGGATGTGTCCCCGGAGGAGCTGGCCACGGAGCTAGACAAGCAGAAGGGCCATGTTTCGCGTGAGTTGCGATCGCTCAAAGCGAAGGGTTTGGCTGTTCCAGTTAGGACAGAAGAAACAGGCTCAAGACCTAGGATCTTTTGGATGGCGAGCCCTGCCGCAATGGAGTGGTCCCTGGGGGGCTCAGAAGCTGGATCTAATGGATCTTTGGATCTTTTGCCCAAAAGATCCTTAATATCCAAAAGATTAAACACTCAGGGGGGAACAGCCGTACTACTTTCTGATGTAAAAGATCCAAGCTCTGAAGCAATAGATCCAAAGACACAAGTCGAGATTCGCAGGGGTGACGAATGGGCCAGTGGCTTTATCGTTCGCAACGGATCTGACCCAAACAGCATCTCTGTTGAACGCCTTGGCAATCCCATGGTGACGATCAGCAATTTGCGCCTGGGTTTAGATGTTCGTCCTTGTCAACCTGAGCCAATCGAGGTTCAATCCACTGTCCCCTTTGATTTCTGATGCCTGATTGCAACCGCACTTATCCCATTCGCGTCGATGTACGGCTTACAGAAGCTGAGCGCGATGCATTGAACGTCGAAGCCATGCAACGTGGCATTCCGCGTCAAGAGCTGCTTAGGGCTCGTGTGCTGAGCGAAGCCAACCAACCTGCAGCTGTCCCTGAAATTAAGCAAAAGCATTTTTCTAAAGGACGCGATTCAATTGACCGTGCAATGGCTGCTGTCAACCGCCGTTATGACATCCCGAGCAAACAATTGGAGCCTTTAATCTGCACTGTAATTTGCGCGTTGAATGAAAAAGGTTGACGATCTAGGCTTTCGTGGTGATAATTGGTTTGAAGTTTTTTGGATTTCCCTCGGTTGGCGCCGGGGATTTTTTTTGCTTACTTGACCGGGCATGCCACAGGATGTATGTTGTGTTCACCGGGCGGAGATCGCTCGGTTCTCTTGTTAACACCCATGGACTTTCACAATCTCAGCCTTGCGCTCTACGAAAAGTGGGAGCGGGCTCAAGACGCCATTGACGCGTCAGGCTTACTTGAACGTTTCTTAGACAAAGTTCAGGCTTATTACTGCGAGGCATTCCTTGACGAAGAACTGACTTGGTACGAAACCGTTTACGGAGAAGATGAACTACAGGAGTTCAAGGACGACGCCATCAAAGCTGGCTTTACGTACACCGTTCAACTAGTCGACGACGATTGATTCTTGTCGGGGAGCCTGATGCTGTTACGGGCAGCTGAAAGCCATACAACACCTAACGAGGCAGGAAAAGCAAGGCAGGCGCAAAATTGGGGTGGTGCCTATTTGCGTCTGATCAAACCCCCGACATCAAACATCAAACATCAAACCATTCCCCACGTTTTTCATGTCAACATTTCTAGAGCCGCAAATTTCAAACAAGCGTTTGCTAGCTAGACGACAAATACGAGAAAATCCTTCACAACACTTAGCTTTAAGTATTCCACCTAGTTTAATGAATGAATTAAATGCTGCTTGCAAGCAAGCAGGGACTAATCGAAGTCAATTTGTTCGCGCTCTTCTTGAATATGGGCTTGATTGCTTACAGGGATCGCATGACTAAAGATCAGCACCTGCGTGCTCAGCAGCATCAAAACGAACTCCGCGCCTTCCTTCGCTATGAACAACGACTCAAACAGGCTTACGCCCGTAGCCAAGATCCGTTCCCTGGAAGATGGCAGCCTGATGGTCACCGTCGGCGAGTTCAGGTCAATCGTAAGTAGCCACCACCTTGTCACGGATAAGGTGGTGAGATTAACCTCCTATTGGATGAAAGCGCACGGTCACGATGGCAACGATCACCTTTGATCCTCAGAAACTAATTGGCCCGTTAAACGAGCTGGTCAAGGTGCAAATTCCTGAGACCAGCAGGCTGTCTTTAAACGAAGCATTGTTCGCCACGCAACAGCGCCTCAAGGACGAAGCAAGCAGAGTGTTCGACAGGCCTGTCCCGTTTACGTTAAACAGCTTTAAGTACGACAAAGGCGAGCTAAAAGGCGACCAAATGGTGGGTCGTGCTTATGTTCGTGATGACGGCCCAAAAGGCAATGCTCCTAGCCGTTACCTCAACCCACAGATCAGAGGAGGCCCTGCGTATCAAACGCGGTTTCCTCGTGCGTTGTTAAACACTGTCGTTACCCAGATTGACGGCAGGCAAACCCAGGCCAAGCAGCGTGGTACACAGCTGTTAACAACAAAAAGCCCAAAGGTCAGGCGCAACCGTTATGGCAACATGACCCCTGGCCAATTTACTCAGATCCTTAGCTCGATTAAAGGTGGTAAAAGCTCTGCTGACTTTCTTGAAGCTGGAGCTGTCCCTTTTGATTCTGCTAGCAATTATTTTTACATTGATCGCGAGGCTCTAGATCATCCATTTTTTAGAAACCGTTTTACCTATCCAGCTAAGCCAGGCATCTACAAGGCTGAAGTAAGAGGCAAGCAGCAACGTTTTTACCGTGTGATGACTGAGGGCAGGATTCCGACTTACACCGGTCGGTTTAAATTCTTTGACATTTCAGACCAAACAATTACAAAAGAGTTTGTGCAACGTTTTCAAAGACGAATTTTGCGCTAAGTTCTTGCAAGGGGTCGGTTCTTGCAAGGTTCCGGTTTATACCCCTCAGTTCTTGCAAGGGTTCGGTTTATGTCTGTACCGGAAACAGGTCGGTTTAAGGATA